AGCTGGTGGAAGAAGCTCAGAGGGTTGGCCTGCGCCTCGCCGGTCCTGGCGTGCACCATGATCTTCTCGTGCAGCTTCCTGGCGTTCGGCATGTGGTAGATGCGCTGCCACACCTCCGGGCCGGTCAACGTCACCGTCTCGCACAGGCACTCCTGGGCGTCGAGCTCGCACAGGTCCTCGCGGTAGACGCCGAAGGACCACGGCGGCACGAGCTTCGCGTGAACGGTGAGCTTGCGGGCATCCTCGGAGCCGCTCTCTTCCGGCCACTGTTTGAGGATACCGCACCCGAGCTTGAGGGACTCGAACACGCCCTGCCCGAACAGCATGTCGGTCGACGTGCGCTCCCACGCGCGCGTGAGCGTGTTGCCCACTACGCGACCTCGCTCCACGATGTTCTTGGGGTACTCGTGCTCGAAGTCGACGATGAACTTGAGCTCGACCGGCGAGAAGATGTGCGCCGCCGTGTCGGTCAGGTGCTTGAACATCATGTTGAGCAGAGACTTCGAGCCGTCGTAGCGGCCGGTCTCGGCGATCGTGCTCATCAGGCGGTAGTAGGTCGAGCGCGCCCCCACGCTCACGCGGCACTTCTCGATCAGGTCCTGAGCGAGCGCCAGGATGTCGCGCTCGTCGGACGGGACTGGGATCACGCACGCCTCCTGTACCCGGGCTGCATCACCTCGACGGCCGGGTTATCGCCGACTGCCGTGTAATTGGTGACCTTCCCGTGATGCTCGCGCAGCGCCGACTGGAAGTGGGCGCCGGCGTTGGGGTAGGGGCCGGACTGCACCATCGGGGAGGCGGCCGCACCCTGCGCGTTGGCACCGAAGCCCGTGGGAAGCCCGCGCGCCTCCATCTCGGCCATCCGCTGGCTGACCGGGTTGGCGGGCAGGGTGAGCGGCTCCGCGCCCTTGCCGGTCTGCATGTTGGTGATCTTGAGCCCCGCCATGTCGGCCGCGTCGCAGCCGGCCGCCTCCGCGGCGAGCCGCGCGCGCTCCTCGCTCCCGGCCTCGACCTGGCGGTAGAGGGTGTCCTCGTTCTTGGCGCGCGGAGAGAGGAACGCCGGAAGCTGGATCTCGTCCCGCTCGGGCACCGAGGTGTCGTAGCCGCAGAGCGGACAGGAATCGGGGATGGCGCCGCCAGGCATGGGAAATAGGCCGCGGCAATCCGGGCAACGGTAACGCATCCTAGTACCTCCTAGCGCCCGACCGCCAGTTCCGCGCGGCCTGCGCCTGCTGCCGCCGGGCCGTCTGCTTCCGCGCCATGAAATCAGACATCATGCTCTGTTGAAAGAGGTAAACCTGATCGGTGATGCTCAGGCGCTTTTTGGCGGCCTCGGCCTCCCGCGTGCGCCGGCCCGAGATCAGGCCCTGGCGGATTGCCGTCTTCCAATAGTAGCAGCCCAGCGCCATCGAGAACACCCGGTCATCCTTCATGCTACCCGGCGCCGAGATGGTGTCGCCGTCGCGCGCCACCGCCCGCATCTCCTCGATCGCCGAGAGCGAGCGCACGTGGAGGAGGCCGTTGGACACAAAGTTGCGCAGGTCCTCCATCATCGGGACCTTGTTTATCCCGCTGGTTCGCCAATGGAAATTGTGCCCGGGGCCGAACGAATCGGGACGCGCATAGACGTAGGTCCGAACGTTCGAGAAGATGTTCTGCAGCCCCTTCTCGGCCACCTCGGTGCGGCGATAGCCGGCGTCGAGGCGCTGCTTCAAGGCGCGCAGCTCGGTGTAGACGGAGGTGCCGGGACCGTTCAGCTCGAGGATGTAGCGGATCTCCGATCCCTCGGCCGCGTACCAGCCCATCGTGGCGGCGATCACCCATGCGTACTGCTGGGTGGTGATCAGCGGCCAATTGTACTCGGCCACTTGGTCGATGCCGTCGGCGAAGCAACGCAGGACCTGGAAGGAGGACGAGTCGTTCTTCTCGTTCTCGCCGTAGGCGGTGTCGATGCCCATGACGTAGATGGCGCCGCGCTCGGGGGGCTCCCACACCTTGAGCTCGACGCTCTTGTGGTTGCCCGCCGGCACCACGATGAGACTGTCGAACTCGTCGGCGATGTTGAACATATAGCCGGTCCACTTGTGGGACACGTTGTTGTTGGTCTGCTCGGTGAGCCGCGGGGCCGAGAAGAAGATCGCGCCCGTCTGCTGGAACGCCTCGTCCTCGGTCCACGGCTGCTCCTGGATGCGCGTGGGGTTGCCGTCGTGGCTGATGTCGTCGTCGCCCACGGACTGCAGCGCCGGGTCCATCTTGCGCCTGTACCAAAACACCTGTGGCGGTGTGACGTCATATCCGTACAAATCTTTTACTGCCTTTATTTTTTCCAACTCCTTGGCGGTGTAGGGATATGCTGAATACTTCTCATAGTCCCGATCAGTCGGATCGATGCGCTGGCTTTCCTTCGCCCAAAAACCAATGAAAATACAGCAATTGTGATCAGGATCGAGCCGCGCCTCTTTCCACATCGTGTACCAACGGTTAAACCCCCGCGCCGTCGACTCGTATATGTATAGCCGGTTCTCATGCAAATCAGACAACGAGTTTTGAAACGCTTCCAACCCGTCGTCATTATCGAAACTACAAATTTCGCTAATATGCGCGATCGTGATACCGACCGATCGACCAAGCGTCCCACTACCCTTAGTCTTCTTCACTCCCGCCGACATGAACAGCAATTTCGAGTCGTTCACCAGTGTGGTGCCAAGGCGCACATTGTCTCGCTTGATCGCCGGGAAGCCGAGGGTCGGCGGCAAGTCGCCGATCATCGTCACCATCTCGGCGTGGGCCTCGGCCTTGTTCGGGTCGGTGTCGAAGACGATCGCGCCCTTGAGGCCGTGGTGGACGCCCAGGAGGAAGATGACGAGCGAGCGGATGATGGTAGAGATGCCGAGTTGGCGAGACTTGAGAATGTAGATGTTGCGGATGTCGGCTTCAAGCGCGTCAAAAATCTGCGTAATGACGCGGCGCTGCCCCTCGTAAAGCTGCTCCCCGAGGTTGATCGGGCCGAGATCCTTGGAATTAATCGTTGCCTCGCTGAGATACAAATAAAACGCACGCTCAACTTTTCTGCGTTTTTCTTTACTCCAACCAGCCATATCACAAGCCTTCAAAAGCTTGTTTTGCAGACCACCCTGCGTTTATCCGCCACCAAATAGTTCTATAAGGCAGCCCCAATTCCTCGCAAAATTGCGATAGCGGTTTGGTTTCTCCCTTATAGCTAACTAATCTGTTACTCCTCTTATTTCGACTCTGTTCTTTTTGCGTCGCCCATCGACAATTATTCGGCCCGTAGGCGCCGTTATTATCCCGGCGCTCGATAGAATGCTTGCGCGACGGCCTAGGACCCATATCTTCGCAAAAACGCTCGAAACCCGCTTCGCCCAACCACGACGAATCCACAGTAATGCCGCGCGCACCATAATGCGAATACCGTTTATTTTCGGGGTTGAAACAACGATCCAACAAACCGTAGTAGATGTGATAAATAGCAGTCCTGCTGCGACCGTGTGTAGAATTAGCTTCTTTCGTTCGATCTATTTTGTAGCACCCGCAACTCTGCGTGTTACCATTTTTCAAATTGTAGCCGTAAACCAAAAGTTCTGTGCCGCAATCGCAGCGGCAAATCCAGCGAGCTTTAGACCCGCCGTTCGGATAGTCGTGAAACTCTATGACCCCGAGGCGCCCAAAACGCTGCCCCGACAAATCTACTCTAGGCATTACCCATCAACGCATAAAATATCCTTAAAGTCAACGTCTACCTTGCCACCCCCCCTGCCGCTCCTTCTCGGCCAGCGCCTCCAGCACCGCGGTGATCTTGGTGCGCACCGTCGACCAAAACAGCGCGGCGTCGGCCGCCTGGTCGAGAAACAGAATCTCGATCGGCTCGCCGCCGCCGTCCGGCGGCACGATCACGACGGCACCGCCGAAGCGGGCGCCCTCGGTGTTGTGGGTGATCCGGCCCGCCATCTTGGTGAACGGGTCGGCCGGGTCGTTGGCGGCGGGGCGTTCGATGAAGGTCATCATTGTTTCCTAAACTGATACCGCCCCTTGATCTCGGACAAGAACCACTGCCCGACCGACGGCGCGCGTGAACCCTGGTCCGCCACGTCCTCGGGCACGCCCTCGTAGACATAGGTGCCGCCCTTGACGAACACGATCGTCATCTCGGGGGACTCCTCGTCCTCATTGTGCCCGACGGACTGGATCATCGTCGAGAAGACGTCGCGGCTCCACGCCATTGGTAACCCTCCTGATATCGGCCGGTGTGATCGTGCCGTCGCCAAGAAGACGGATCAACAAGACCACACCTCGCGGGATTCCGTGTTGATGCCACCCGTTGTAATTTCGCTTGTTATATCCCAACAGCGCGGTCATAGCGCCCTGCGTCATGCGCTGGGACTTGCAGATGCGCTTGAACTCATCCTTGGTCATCGGGCTTCCTCTGGAAGCTCGGGCAGCGGAACCGCGAATCGGTGACGAGGCCGTATTCGAGGGAAGCAGCGTTGCCGCAGGTGCCGACGTGCTCATCTGTTCGCTTCCACGGGCCGACGCAGGTCTCGCAGCAGTTGGGGGGCCAGCGCTCCCATGAGGGTTTCACCTCACGCGCTCCTCCAGCAACTCGGTCATACCCTCGAACACGCGATCCCACCGCATTGATGGTCCCTGGTGGAATATCTTGTGCTGCGGCGTCCACAGCCGGTCGGTGCCGTCGAGACCGATGCGGTGGTCGCGGCCGAGGTAGGAGTAAGGCACCCAGCACTCCTTACTGACCGCGGCCGCGATGTGCCCCAGCGCCGACTCGCACGTGATGACGAGGTCGAGATCGCGCAGCAGGCCCCACGTGTCGCACGCGTCGCGGATATACCCCGACAGGTCGCGCACCAGCCCCGCGCCGCCGGCCTCGTGCAGCATGGCCTTCTTGCTGTCGACCTGCAACGAGTATAGCGCGACGTCGGGCACGCGCAGCAACTCGAAAAAGAACTCGACCGGGATATTGCGGTGCTTGTCGATCAGGTTCTTCGGGCTGCCGGCCCACGCGATGCCGACGTGCAGCTTGCGATCGGGGACCATCCAACCGGGAGGGGTGTGGCTGCGCCGCATCAGGTTGGACGCCACCTCGATGTTGGGGGCGTTCCTGATCTGCTCGTCGGTCAGGCCCAACGCGAAGGGCAACGACACGAACGTCGTCCACGCATCGGCGGGCGGGAAGGGGCTCGGACTCGGGGAAAGCGTCAGGTTCGGGATCTTGCGGAAGGCGTGCTGAAACGCCCGCATCAGCTCACCCTGCACGAAGGCGTGGACATGACCGGCGCGCGCGCACGCCGCCGGCACGAAGCGGGCGAAGGACAGCGTGTCGCCCAGGCCCTGGTCGGCGACCAGGAACACGCTCATGCCCTTCTCGCCCTGCCAGCGCGGGTAGTG